ATTTTAATCGCATAATCTGTTTTGCCATTGCCACTATTTCCATAAATAATGGCTTTGAAGTTGCGTTCTGGTGTTCCAAAATGTTGTTTCCAAAGTCCAGCAACTGGATAAGTTACAAACTTTCTTTCATAAAAATCTTTAATGCCTATTGCTCTACTCATGTTACAAACTTGAAAATTGTACATTAATGTTTTGATATTCTCCGTTGCTGTCTCGCTCCAATACTTTAATGTAGCGTTTGCTATGGTTGGTTGTGATGCTATCTTTGAGTAAGGTCATCGCTTTTTCCCAACGTGCATTTTTGATTTTGTAAGAGAATAATTGCAATATTTTTTTGTGGTCTAATTTGCCACGTACTGTAGTAAAGGCATGATTAACGATAGTAATAATATCATTGTTTTGTCCTTCTGTTATGTCTTTCAAATATTCATCAATTTCTGCTTTAGCTAAGTTGATTTTATCATCAAACTCCAAACGTTGCCCGATATTGACTTCAATTTTGAAGTGTTTATCATAACTATAAAATGTAAAATTGCCTTTCATTTTCTCAGTGTCTCGTCCGTCAATCTCGTAAGCTCGGAGCTGAGCCTCGTAGATCTTGTCTGCCTCATCAAATGCTTCGTCTTTAAGATTGTAGAGCATAACACTCATTTTTTTAAATTTGTCTGCCATTTTACGTGCCGTTTTATCTTTTTGTAGCTCTATTTTGGCTACAGAACTCATAGGAATTTCATATCCGTTGTGGTCCTTAATTGTTTTGATTTGCTTTGCCATTTTCTGTATTTTTTAAAGTGATTAGATAATTATAAGTTTCATCGCATTGTTTTTTAAAATCATCGTAAATTGGATACCAATTTTTAATGTTTTTTTGAATTGAAATAATTGCCGTTCTATCTCTATTTATTATTTTAGCTATGTATTTGTGGTGGTTTTTGGGATTGCCAAAAGCTTTGCAAATAGCAAATACAAATGCAGCTCTCAAGTTGGTATATTTAGGTTTTTTGTTGTGTTTTCTAATGTCAATATTGTTTTTTGAGTTGATAAATAGTAGCAATTCTTCGGCTATTTTTATATCAAATTCACATGGGTTTTCTATTATTACTAAAACTCCAGTTTCTTTGGCTATCAACTCTTGATAATATTCTATCTGTTGGTTATTTAGCATATTTCTTGTTTTTGTTTTTTACCATAAACAATTCCACTCAATGCACCTTGTATTACCCAATCTGATGGGTAAATACTCATATATTTCGCATCGTGCATTCGTTTGTATTTTTCTCTAAGAAAATCTAATGAATGAGCTGTGTTTGAATACTTTTTGATAAACGAATTGTCAATAGTTGCATACTGATTATGCCACCACTTCCAGAAATAAGCACTTTCTTTCAATTTTCTACTGCCGTCATTATCTCCAGCTGTATAATGTTCGCAATAATTCATGCCAAAGTCTAAGAACATATTGTTATATTGTTCTTCATTAATCTGAATTAATACAAGTATGTCTTTATTCATGATGTGCCTCCTTTTTTTGAGCAAATTTGTGATGTTTATGCACCAATCTTTCTACACGTCTAAGGTCTGAGTCTGCATCTTTTACTATATTTTCTATCGTTTTGGCATCTTCAATACCATTGGCTTTGGCTACTGCTGTAATATCATACGTGCCAATTTTGGGCATAAACACAAAGCGTCTGCCAAAGCGTGAGAATATTTCTTGGTATCCTTTTTTATTCAATTGTAAGCCACGTTTGATTCTTTTTTCAAAGTAGTTGGTACTGCATAGAAATAAGCCACACTTACCATACAATTTGTTGTAAATGGTAATAAAAAAGTAAAAAACTTCATCACGTAGTTTGTCTGCTTCGTCCAGTATAATTAATGGTTCGTTTGTTTTTAAAATCACATCTTCTATGTCTTTCATCAGCTCATAGATGGTCATACCTTCAGTACTTCTGCCCATGCTTTGCAATAGCTCCACCATAAATGCTTTTTTATTCCAATATTCTGCACATTCTATTCTAAACACATTCTTATTTTCGCGTGAAAATAGCTTGGTGGCTACGGTTTTTCCTGCTCCTGCTTCAGCGATTACTGCATATACATTGGCATTTTCTTTGGCATCTTCCAATAAAATGTGTAGGTTTTTAAATACCTTTGTTTCTACAAATTGCCATTCATTGTTGCTGTAGCCAGATGCTTCTGCCATTTTTTTCCACATTTTTTCGCCGATGTTGTCCCAGTTGTTATTCATCAAGCTACTAATGTGTGCAGACGATATGCCTACCTTATTGGCATATTGATTTTGTCCTCCAGCTATCTCAATTGCACTCTTTGTGAGTAACTGGATTTGTTTTTTTGCTTCTTCTGTGATAATTTTGTTGTTCATTTTTTGCTTTTTTATAAGTGAATTAATGCTGTCGGCATCCAACTGTCGGCAGTTTTTATTTTATAACTGTTCTGATAAATCATAATCTTCATCTTCAGCTAATAAGTTACTTTCTGCTTTAAGCATTTGCCCATAGCTTGGTATAATTTGGTTGTAAATGCTAATGCCTGTTTCTGCTTCACGTTGTCTGTGTCTATTACGTGCATTAGCGACTTCATTTTCTCGCACTTCTAATAATTGGTTGATGATTGCCTTTTCGCCTTCTTCATGTTCTTGAGTGGCACGATGCACTCGCAATCTTGGTTCGGCATTGGTTACATATTCTAGTCCGTTGTGTGTTTTTTTGTACAGTCTGATGTGCGATAAGTCCATTGGGTCATATTTTACAAAGAATTTAGCATCAATGTTTTTGCTTCTAAATTCGCTGTCTGGCATACCATTTTTCAGCACTTCGTATTCGTATTTTTCTTTGCCTACTGTAATGGTAATACCACTATTGTAGTAAGTAATAGCTTTTTCAGTAGTAAGCCAAAACATCTCCACCATTTCTAAATAATCTACTGGCTGAGCCTTTTCGTTTATGCTGTTTTTGTAGCATTCAATTCTTGATAAATTGTATTTGGGATGCTTCGCATTATTCCATTCGTTACGGCGTTTCTCGTACGTTTGTATCACTTCAGTTTTGGTTGGTAGGTGTTTCGCATTCTTAGCTATAAATTCTCTATTGTGTGTGCTATCCAATTTCTTAGCAGTGATGTTTTGACCTGTAAAAAACCAATCACGGCGTAAATATTCTGATTGGAATCTTCCAAATATGCTTTCAATGGTTTTTGATTTTCCATTGTATGGCTGGCATGCAAAGCCTATTCTGCTCAACTTACTTAAAAAGCTATCCTTTATTTTTTTGTGTCCGCCTTGGTTGTCATATCTTATTTCGTAAGGTTTTTGTCCTGCAAATTGTATCGCCATCTTATATGCTTCATACTGCATTGCATATTGTTCTGTTGGTGCTACACTATAGCCCAATAAGCACTCGCTATATACATCTACTACTTCATATACATACATCGTTTCTACCTTACCATTATCATTAATAAAATAGTAGTTGAGTTTTGTACCATCGCCATACCACAAGGCATCACGTACACTTGGCAGTATAGTTCTTAGTTGGTAACCAAAGCGTTCTTTAAATCTATACTCGCCGTATCTACCTAAAAACCACTCCTGTACTACATCTTCACGTTGTAAGAATTGGTACAGCGTATTGCTATGTTGTAGTGGCTTCCAGCCATTTACTTTAGCTTCTATGTTATAGTCAGAAAAAAGCGTGTTTAGTGTAGTGGTAGGCATACTATATTGAGCAATTACCCACTGAGCAGCTGCATCGTTTATTTTTTCAGTATTGTTGTTGCCAAATTTGCCACTAATGATGCTATCATAGTGTATAGTGCCGTCTTCTGCTTTAAATTGGCGTATTTTTTCTAATAATCTGGCGTAGTTTTTTGGCAATTCTATGCCTTTTTTCTCTATATATTCTGCTACCATTTGCCAAAAAGTAGGCACATCAGGTGCTATTTGTTTGATGATTTTTTTACCATTTTTGCTACGTACCTCACACAGAAAGTGTAATAGTTCAGCACATTGGGTATATTTTTCTATATACTCCGTGCTAAGCGTTTTCCCTGTGGGTAATATGTAGTTGGTATAGTACATTCTAGCTTCTGTATTGGGTTGTATATGTTTTTCTAAGGCATTTATAGCTATATATTGGTATGGATTGCCGTATTTTTTAATTATGAGTTCTTTGTATTTGGGTTTTAGTATTTCGTATTGTATCAGCACTCGTCTGCTGTCGTCTGGGTCCTTGATGAATGTCCAACATGATGTGCCTACACTTTTTGCTTTCTTTAAGTAACCTTCGCTTACACCTGTAGCTACTAATTCTGCAAATTCAAGGTATAGTATGTTGTTTATCAACCTCATTAATGGCAAATAATGGCTAAAATGATTGCAACAATTACTCCTGTGTACACAGAGTCTCCAAGACAGCCGTCGTTAAATGCATCTAAAAACTCTATTTTTTCTTCCTCGTTATTTTCCATTTTGTTAGATGTTACTATTTATATAATTCATTGCTTCTAAGTAAAAACTGTGGGTAGAGCCTAGCTTGATGTACAATTCATTATTTACTTTATATACTTTTTCAATAGGAGATTTGGTGTAGTCAGAAGCCCACTCCAATAGCAATGCAGCTGCATTTCCTGTATTGGGTATTTCAAGCATCAACCCGTTTGGCTCCGTAGTGTCATTAATTAATTCTGCTTTCATTTTTCCTTTTTTTGTTTAAAAATTATTTTTTACTTTTAAGCCAAACTATAGGAGGACACAAAATCTCCTCCTATGTTTGGTTAAGCCTGCGGTGGAGAACTACCACGAACTACACCGCAGGCGGTTTTATCAGCTCCTTACTACGCTCATTATTTTTTGAGCTAAGGTATTTCTGCGTTTTTTTTCCTGCTCAGCAATTTTCAATGTTTCTACATACACATCGGCATTATACCAATTGCC